TATTGTTGGTAAAAATAGAATTAAAAATATATTTATTTAAGTATTGATTAAATGCATCTTTATCCCCTTTTAATTTTTTAGAGTGGGAAATAATGCCGTAGATGTAGCGAAATACCCATTCGGCTAATCTTAACACTTCTTCTTCAGTTTCTTCTCGTGGAATCTTGTCGAAAAAAGTAACAATGACTTTATCATTGCTAAAGATCTTTTTGCCTTTAACAAACATGCCGGCACCACCAGCACCAGAAATAAGTTCTAATGCTTTGGAATCTGCCAATACTTCGTTATTGTGATAAAGAATAGTGGTCATTTCAAACCCTTAAAAAATAGAATATAAATACTCCTCCCTACCCTTATTAAAGGTAGGGAGGAATGGTTTAATTAAAGTGCGATACCACTAGGTACTTTACTGCAGCCGTGAGAACGAGCTACTGGTTTTGGTGCGGCATCAGAAAACATGTTTACAGAAGCTTTCTTCAGTACTGCATCTGCAAAAACAGCATTGACATCAGCATCGGTAACTTCCAGCGAGTGTTCACCCAAGATGGATTTGATTTTATATACCGATACACCATTGCCATCATTGCTAGATGAGGTAACCAATACATTTGGAATCGTTTCCAGTTGTGCTTTTTCTTCATCAGTGATTTCGGTATTGAATTTCACATTGTCAAAAATAATCTTACTCATTTTACATTTCCTTTTCAGTTAAGTTACATTTCAAATTCAGGTGTGGCTACACCAACATAATCGAATAAATCGATATCTATATCGTCGATATAACTACAAGCAAGCTTTTTAGAGACATTGAGATTACGAGATACTACATCGATATCTCCAATAGCCGTACCCAAGTTAAATAAAACACCTTCTTTTCTATCGGAAGGATTTATTCTAGAAAGCCCTTTTACATCAGCAATAGGATTTCTACGAATCGCATCTACTTCTTCTTTGCTAAATCCATTCTCTTTTTCTAAGTAATAGTAAAGGTGATTTAAACCAGGATAATCTTCAAGGAGACACATGATGTCTACTTTTGCATTATTTGCTTTAGCAATACGCAAAATACGACTCACAGCATCGTCATCATCATCCACGATAACTTTAAAATGACCAATTGAGTGACCAAAAGTAAATTCCATGTCACCTTCATCAGTTTCACGTAATTCCAATATATCAACAACTGGATCGTTTTTAAGTTTATCGATCGTTTCACTACTTACTTCAGGAGAGAAAATAATATAGCTAAAGATATTAGCTTCATTTTTCATTTCCATTGATACTTCCTTTAAATAAGTTTGGTTTATTAGGATTGACTATAGTCTTCAAAAAGATTAATGGCGTCTTCGTTGATCATGGCTGTTGCTAGTTTAATAGAAACCATTTTATCTTTAACAATTGCATTGTAACGACCAACTACTGTATCAAAGTAAACAACAATGTAATATACCCCATCTGTAACTTCGATACGTTCGAGACTGTCTACAGCTGCATGTGGAACAATTTTTAATTTATTTAATTGTTCTGTATTAAACTCAATACCGAAATCTAAATAATCAATTAATTTACTACGTTTACTTGACGTATCAGATTTTAGAGGTTCTTTATCTCCCAATGGAGATAATAAATTCACAATAACATTATCTTTTTTGCAGGTATTGAAGACATCAACTACATTTTTATTAGTAGTGAGGACAGTTATCACACCAATAATAGATTTTAATGTAAAAGCATCTTTACCATCTTGTTTATAATGATTAACGACGATACAATTAGGAATCGCATGAAGTTCATCAATTTGTTCTTGAGTTAAAACCCCAGCACCTTTATCATTGCGGTAAGAGGTGATTTCGATATTGTTGTAAATTGTGTTATACATGTTGTTTCCTTTACTTAAATGAATTAGAAAAAATTAGAATGGAGAATTGCTCCTCCATTCTAATAGTATAGGTTTGAAAATATTATATTTATTCAGAAGGATTCTCTTCTTTATGGCCAAAAGGCTTACCTTCTTCATTACGAATGATTGAAACAAATCGACCAATAATTGCAGTAGCCATTGCGTCATTATTCAACATAGACAATAATTTTGGATCGTCTTCTTCGACATTAATCTTAATGGTTTCTTTTGCGTTGTTCGCAAAAGTAAGATCCAGTTTAGTAGGTTTAAGAGGATCATCAGGGATTGCTTCTACCACTTGTTCAATGCTTAAATATTTTACTTTACCGGATTCTGTTTTTACTAAAAATAATTTAGCCATTTTCATTTCCTTTTTACTAATTAAAAAAGAGTAGTTAGATAACTAACTACTCTATTTGGATTTACTTCAATAAAGCTTCTACTTCGGCTTCAGTCTTACCCAACACTTTAGGTAAATCTTCTTTACGAATGATATTAGAACATTTTGGTTTAGCTGTAAAACCATCACAGCTCACCATCTTACCAAATCGTCCCATTCGTACAGATAGATTGTGTTTCTTACACTTAGGACATTTCACTCCAGTATCGACATTTTGATGTCGTACAATCTCACTACCATCTGCATTACAAGAATACTTGCAATTAGGATATCCTGTACAACTACCAAATTCACGACCTTTAAAACCTTTACGAATAGCAATTTTGCTACCACATTGTGGACAAGATTTACCTTCAATGTATTTTACTTCAGTTGCTTCTTTTTTAGGTGCTAATGAGCGAGTGTATTTACATCCTTGGTGAGTACATTTCAGATAGTTACCGAATTTACCCAACATCTTCACAAGATTAGATTGACCACAAGAAGGACAAATCTCTTCAGTCGTTTCAATCACACCTTTGTGTTTTATTGAAATAGTCTCTTCACGCTTGACATTTTCAATAAAAGGATTCCAGAAGTTAAACAACATGGCTTCTCGGTTAATGTGTCCTTGAGCAATGTTATCCAAATCCGCTTCCATGTTACTGGTAAACTTGTAATCAACATACGTATGGAATTTATCGACCAAATAATCGATAACTGCAATACCCATATCGGTTACAGTGATTCGGTTTTTCTCAACAGTGATATAACCTCTATCTTGCAAGGTTTTAGGAATCGTCGCATAAGTCGAAGGACGACCGATACCATACTCTTCCAATACCTTAACCAAAGAAGCTTCGTTATATCGTGCAGGCGGTTTAGTTTGATGTTCAGATACTTGGATTTCAAATACAGGTAATTTATCACCTACATTAATCCTAGGTAATCGAACATTATCATCTTTCTCACCATCGATCTCTTCACCTTCTTGGTATACTGACAGATAACCAGGGAATACCAATACACTACCATTAGCTCTAAATCCATAAGTCTTACTGAATGTAAGATTTACCTGAGTACTGTCGAAGATGGCTGGCTTCATTTGGCTAGCTAAGGTTCTTTGCCAGATCAATTCGTATAGCTTAAATTCATCTGGTGTGAATTTAGCTTTTACAGAATCAGGCGTAATGGTAATATCTGTAGGGCGAATCGCTTCGTGCGCTTCTTGTGCGGATTTGTTCTTACTGGCGTATTGTTTAGGATGATCCAATACATCATTCGGATAGAACTGGGTACCATAGCGATAAATGCTGTTTAAAGCCTCCTCAGAGAGCGATACAGAGTCGGTACGCATGTAGGTAATAAAACCATGCCCATGAACCTCAGACCCCTCAAATAAGCGCTGTGCGACCTGCATTGTGCGTGTCGCATTCCAACCTAATTTACGTACCGCATCCATCTGCAAGGTAGATGTGGTATAAGGAGGTTTTGGTTTACGAGATACTTTAGAAGTTTTAACATCAGTAACGTGTAGCTTTTCTTTATTTACTACTAATTCTTCTAATGCCTTTTTATGCTTTTCAACATACTCTAAATCATTCAAAGACATTTTAGAAATTGTATCTGTACCGATACGAACAAGACGAGTAGCAAAACCGATGTTATCTTTTTCGGTAAATGCATTCACCTGCCAATAAGTACTGGGTATAAATTCACGAATCTCTTTTTCACGTGTCGCTAAGATACGCAATGATGGAGATTGTACTCGTCCAGCAGACAGCCCTTGAGATGGAAAAATCTTCCAAAGAATAGGAGAGATCCAAAAACCTACTGCATAATCCAAAGCCTGACGCGCAGATTGAGCAGCGACCTTATTACCATCAATACCACGTTTAGTATTAATGGATTGGTTAATCGCATCGCGTACTGCTTTCTCTGTTACTTCAGTATAGGTAACACGATAGATGTTTTTAGGATTTACCTTATTCTGTTTTAATACGTCCACTACAGCTTGGGAAATACCCTCACCCTCGTAATCAGGGTCAGTTGCTAAGATAATCGTATCTACATTCTTAGCAATAGAAACCATTTCTTTTACATGGTCTTTAGACTTAGGAGAGATTTTGTATTTAAGTTTAAAACCATGTTCTACATTTAATACTTCTTCACGAGGCTTATCAGTATCTAATACACGAATGTGTCCAAATGTAGCCATGACTCTCACTCCATCTTTAGCTACCCATTTGGTAATGGTTTTAGCTTTATTAGGAGATTCCACAATCATTAAAGTATGGTAAGCCATTTTGTTATTCCTAAAAAATAAAAGAGGTTAGTTGTTTAGACCAACCTCTTCTGTTCAATTACACTTTATTTATCATCATCATTATTAGTCTTAGATTTTTTTGATGAATCTAAAACACCTAAATGATAACCAAGTTCATCGGCAGTTTTCGATTTACCCGTTTCACTAAATTCACTAGCCATCTTTTCTATCTGAGTATCGCTTGGTTTATTTTTCTCTTGCTTGGTATCCATGTCGATAAAGAACTCATTTTCTACCATCTTAGAAATGGCTTCAACAAGACTATTAGTACGACCGATTGAATTCTCATATTCGATTTTTAAATTCATATAAGTTTTCAATACTTCTTCGTAATTATCGTTAGGATAACAACTACGCAAACCCATTAGGATTAAACCATTAATAAAACCCAAGTACCATTTAGGAAATCGTCTAAAGCCATGTAAAGTTTTAGCTATTGTCGAGATAGAACGGATATGGATAGCATTTTGGGCTGTATTAAGAGATACGTTAGAAATCACTACCCACAAGATTAGGTTTAAAGGAATGTAAATATACGCAGTAAATGGAGCCGCCGCAACTCTACTATTGAAATAAGAACTGAATCCTATTACAAATAAATGGATAATCACGGCTAAGATTAAGAAGATAGAATATACTTCTAAATCTAGACCATAACTATTTGCGATATAACGGATCGTTATTGCTAGGAAAAGACCACTGCCGCCGATGGATAGAACCCTAACCAAAACCCCGCCATTAGGAAAGAAAGATTTCCCAGCCAGTACGATCAGATTTACTACATGCCATGCTAAGATACCTAATAACGTAGCAATAAGTAAATGATCAGGGATTTTGTTGTAAGTATTTTGAATGTAGTTTAACCATTCCATTTTAAAATTCCTTTTGTTTGAAACACAGACCAAGTTGGATTAAGTTCATATCGTATTTTTCAATGATGTGTCTTTCGAATTCCTCTTCTGTTAAGAAATTCTTAATTTGGGTTTTCAAAGAAGCTCGAGATAAATTATAGATAATCTCTCTCAATTCTTTTAAAGAATACATCTCTAACCCACCTTTATAAAGATTTAAAACAGAAGTTGTTTTTCCTGTATTATTTCTTAAATAAAAGTGAATAAAGATCGTCGTATTTGATAACATGATATACGTAGAGCTTACCTCATGGTAAGTCTTTAAGCCCTCATCGTAAAGCTCTTTCATTAACTTCTTTGCTTTAAGATTGCCTTTAGGAAGCGTAAACTCACCAATGATAACATCTCTCGTATATTTAACTCTAGGGAATTCTGTCATTTCTTTTCCTTATTAATTTTGATCAAACCATCTGGACTAATGAAGACATGGTAAATATCTTCACTCTTATTCTTAGGTTGAATTTTCACATAGGTGTCATCATTCCAATTAAAAATCCAACTAAATGAATAAGGGATCCAGATATTATTGTAGTCTGAAATGATTGATGGATTTCCAGCTTTATTATAAACTATCCTATGTTTAACTTCAGGATTATCTCTATTTCCTGCTTTTTCTAAAAGCTTATTTAAGACTTCGACATCATCGTTATTGCCGATCTCTTTTTTATAAGCATCTAGTAATTCTCTTAATTTAGGAAACTTATTGATTACATCAGTAATGTTCTTACCTTCAGATTGACTTAACTCGGCTACTATCTTTTTAACCAAGTTTAATTTCTCTAAAGAGCTTAATTTAATTTCCATTTTTAAATCCTTAATGAGTTAGATTACACTATAATAGTATAGGTTTAAAATAAATCAAAAAAAATAAGCTCCTTTTTAGGGGAGCTTATTTTATTACAATCAGAATACGAATGATTCTGATTGCATGATTACTTCTAAGGTATCGTTGGCATTCATGCCTTGGAAGCCATTGGTGGTGTCGAACTTACCGCCAATACTACCACGGATTTGTTCGGCACGGCCATTCACATCTTCGATTTTACTGAAACCGTATTTAGAAGCCGGTGTGATGGCTACTAAATGTTTTTGACCGTTAATGGTCATGATACCGTACAAGCCGGATTGTTTGGTTTGCATGTCGTGCTGATCAAAGTATCCTACTCGGCTTACTTTATCAAACAGGTTTTTTAACTCTACACCTAATGCTACAGGAGCAACGGTGCCCAATTTAGAGATAGTGGCGATTTCAAAAACTTCAGTTGCGAACATGATTAAATTCCTTTACAAAGATAGATTAGATTAATAGGGAAGGAGATTTCCTTCCCAGGTTCATGTTAATAGTATATATCTGAAATAATCTAAAATGTAAAAAAAGAAATACTCTCTTACCTACATGGGTAAGAGAGTATACTTCTAATTAACGTATTTTATACAACGTCAAATGTAGATCCACAATCGCTTTATAGCGACTTGCTTTTTCTTCATCTAACTTATTGGCTTCTTCCATAAAGTCTTTAGATGGTCCGGAGAATCTAAAAGAATTAAACCAATCTTGTTTAGATGAAGTCGTAATGGTATAACGAGGATTGGTCGGATCAGTATAGATAATCACTTCATCTTCACCAGTCACTTTAAAGTCAATATTGGCACTACCGTACACCTTAGCATCTTTAAAGATAGAAGCATAACCACTAACACGGATATGTCCTTTTAACATAGCATTATCATGTACAGTAGCATGGTCAGTAATAAGAGCATCTTTATCCACAATGGCGTGCCCATGCACTTTAGCTTGACCGTTGACAGTGCAATTAAACCTTAATCTTGCATGGTCGTATACTTCTGCGAATCCTTCGATATGTGAAATACCACTAACGTAAGCATGACCGTATACCTTAGAGTTCCCACCTACTGCGGTATGTTCATCAACTAAGGAATAACCGTATACTTCAGCTCTGTAGTGAATAAGAGCATCGTCACGCACTTCAGCAAAATCATACACCTTTGTATGGTCGGTAACGATCGAATCTCCAGACACAATAGCTTGTCCGTATACCTGGGCATTTAACGATACTACCGCATTATCTCTAACGACTGCCTTATCGTAAACCATGGCATGGTCATAGACCCAGCACTTGCCTACGTGAGAAAGATTCTCTTCTTTCTCAATATAACCACCTAATTGTCCGGCAGCTACCCAAGGTTCGATATCAATTAATGATTTAATACGGTACAACTTATTACCGTTAACCATTACAAAATCGTCTTTAACCAATTCGTATTTCTTTTCCATGTTTTATTTCCTTTATAAAAGTTGGTTTAATTACTTCACTTTAATAGTATAGATTTATAATAAAATAAACATAGAACCCTCACTCCTCTACCCCGCAAGGAGTAGAGGAGTAAGAGTCTATATTAGCTAAAGATTAGCAAACCAGTATCTGGTATTAAGGCGCAACGCCAGCAGCCGCACCGGCACCAGCTGAAGGAGCCGCAGGAGTAGTAGCCACGGTAGCTTCAGCAGTCAGAGGTACTTCGCCTTCTTTAGTCAAAGCTTGAACAGCAAAAGGGATACGCTCTTGAACGGCTTTCTTCAGACCAGTCACACGGATACGTACCAAGATTGGCAAGTGGCAGATGTGGCTGAACCATGGTTGTACCATTACTTCGTGTTGGTATTTACTACCACGTGCGCGGTTAACGATACGTGGGATTTCGCGTTTGCTCAAGCAGTTACCGAACCACAGAGGGATGTCCAGAGAACCATTTTTAGGTACACCGAAGGACAAGAAGATAGTACCAACTTCGCCATCTTTGTCTTGGTCAACCAAACGGTTGTCAGAACATTCTTCGATAGTGAAGTCAAAACCATCACCCAGGGTACGAGCATCACCTTCACGGAAGATGAATTTGCTAGTGAACACGTCAGCGATAGCAATTACGTGAGGACGGAAGTTAGCACCACCAGAGATGATTTCGTAAGCAGCAGCCAATTCAGAAGAAGTGTATGCTTGAGTCATCTCAGCCAATACGAAGTTAGTGATAACAGCAGAAGCGTTAGCACGAACATCAGTGGTTTGCATAGATTGGGTAGTTTTGTAAACATCCAATGCTACGTCACGTACGTAGTTTTTAGAGAAGTATTGACCGATACCAACGATAGAATGAGCAAATGGTTCAGTAGTGTCCAGTTTTTGTGGAGCAGCTTTCAACATGCCCAAGATGTCGTACAGTGCAGTGATCGCAGCGTTAGTACGACGCATGTAGTTGGTTTGAATCAGAGTGTCAACGCGTTGAGCATCAGTCACGTCAGTTTTCTCATCGAAAGGACGACGTACAGCGATTGGAGAGTGCAGACGTACACCGTAGATAATACGTTGTACACGGCTATCCAATACCATACCGTGTTCACGGATGTTGCTGTTGGTACGGGTAGCATCGATTTCCCAACCGATTACTTCAGTTTCTTTAATCGCGTCGATCAAAGGTTTCAGAGCTGGATCTTCCAAATCTTTAACTTCTTTAGTAACAGCATCACGGATAGCAGTTACTTTAACAGAACCAGAAGTGATTTCGAAAGCGCTGGTATCAGTGTTACCGCGACCAGTCAGTACCAAGCGTACCAAAGCTTCCAGACCTTTGTCTTTCAGAGCTTGCAGTTCAGTAGGCAATTTACCAGATTTAACAGCTTTAGTGTTTTCGTCCAGCAAGTGAGTGTTAACATCATAAGTCAACAAGATGTCTTCACGGTCGCCTTTAGGAGAGTAAGTGAACTGAGAAGCTTGATGGTATTGCAGGTTTTCGAACAATACAGTATCGTTACCTACTTTCAGACCGATGGTTTTCAGACGTGGGTTACCGGCGATTTGGTCGGTACCGTCTTGCATACCCAGAGCGATCATGCGGTTAGTTTGAGAAATGTCCAACAGTTTGATTTCTTCACCAATACGCAGCAAAGAGGTTTGGAATTTCTCACCATTGTCGTTCTCTACAGAACGTACTGGCAACAGAGCAGTGTCTACGAAAGAATCTTCATTTTGACCTTGACGGAACACAGGGATCACATCAGTGAAGTTAGACTTCAGGATGGTGTGGTTACGCAAAGATTTAATGATGTGTTTTTGGTTACGATAAGCGTCACGTTTACCAGTTACTTCGTATTCTTTCTCAGTGAATACAGTAGACAGTTGAGTGTCGATGGTATAAGTGTTAGAAGAGAAGTCCAGGTTAATAGTAGGGAAGAACAACTCAGCTGCTTTAGATTGTTTGTCAGCACGAACGTTGTAAGCAACAGTCATTGCCAGAGTGTTCATCATGCCGTGTACTTCGAAAGATTCTTTACTCATTTCTACTTGTACAGGAGCAGCTTCTACTTCACCACCCAAGATACCATGTACGGTACCAGCAGATTCGTCAGCATCACCAGATTTCAAATAAGCTTCTGGGTTAGCAGCAATTACCAAAGATTCTTGGATGTTATCTACTTCTTCAGGAGTCAGCTCAGCACCTTCTTTTTTAGCAGTATCAGAAATGCTGGTGGCAGTAGAAGCGATTACAGAACCCGAAGTCTCATCCAGTTGTTCGATTTGAGATTCGTCAACAGATTCACGAGAGAGCATCAAAGCACCCAACAGGCTAACGGATTCGCGACCCAGTTGGACATCAGAATAAAAGTCTTTTGCGATTTCACCGATCAAGGCTTCGCGAGATTTACCGAGTGAACGGTTAGCGTTTTTCTTAAAAATAGACATTTGTGGTTAACCTTTTACGTAAAAGTTTAGTTAAAAATATTTCTGTAAAGAAAATTAATACGAAAATACGTATTATCTGTCCTACATATTTAACTTAGTAGCTAAATAGTTGACAAAAATACTACTTTGAGCAATAGTTTTTGAATCATGGTAAAATGCGCTTTTTCTCAAAATAGTAGCCAACACATTTTTCGCAAAAATACTTAAAGTCTCTTTGCTAGGAGAGGATGACTCATTACCAGTAACCTTAATAAAAGGCAGAATGATAAAGAAATACTTACCATCGTTAGCAGGTAAGATATCTTCATAAATATCTTTCCCACTGGCCATAGCGGAATCAAGACCATTTAGTACACTAAGCAAAGCTTGTGAAGCATCGTATTCGTATTGATCCAAAGAATATCCTGAATTGTCATCACTAGCAACGAAATCATTACGGATCTCTTCGCGAGTATCTTGATCGGAAGTTTCAAGCCATAAGTCTCGTACGTCCAAAGTCTCACTCAACACTGGAGTAAGAACCTCTGAACCGTAAACGAAATCTAGTCGTTGAGGATTATATTTGGAATTCAAGACAGTAAAAATTTTCAAAGCGTTCTTATTAAGAACTTTACTTGCTTTGTCATAATAAAGTAAATCATTTATTGTATAACCAACTGCTTTAAGATCTTCTACAATCGGTTCAGGTACCAAAATGATTTTAATAGAATCATTAGGCAGGTTTAGTACGGACATATTTTTGCAATCCTTTAATTGTTCTTTTATAGTTTAATAAGGAAATAATTCAAGTATTAAACTATCTATGCATAATTAACTAGAAAATAGAATTACCGGTAATAATTCATAATTTTAACTAACGACTATAATAAGACAAAATAAAAATAGATCAATAGTGTATGCTGGTAAACTAACTGATAAACTAATTTAATGAACGAGGTCTAAATAAAATGGATGTAAAAGCACTGTTAGCAAAATGCATTTCCTTACTGTTTAGAGAAGGACAGTCTGGAGAAAATGACTTATCCAAACAACTTGTATTAGATGTTATCACTACTTTAAAAATAAATTCAAATGATATTTCTGGTACTGACTCAACAGTAAATGAATTAAAGAACGTTGTTTTAAATATGGTCAGTAAGGAACATCCCACTCCTTACAATGACTTAATCCAACACATTAGAATTGCTTGCTCTTCTGATGTCGTTTTATTCGAAAGCATACAAGACAATATTTCTTTCCAGCTAGATGAGGACGAATTAAAAAGAACCATTTTATCTTATCGATTCGAATTAAACAAGTATCTAAAAGAAAAGAAAGCAACCATGCTTTTGGATAAGATGACTTTTGATTTAAAGTTCAATCGAGATAAGATTGGTGATTTGAATCAATACATGTCTTCTAATCTAAATGGTATTATTGACTTAGTAAACTATTCTGGTGAAGAAATTCCTGGGATTATTTGCGAAGTAGATTTATCAGATATCGACGCAGTAGCAGAACAGTTTGAATTAATTCGTAAAGAAAACGATGGTTCTCGTACGATTAAGATGCCATGGCAGGCAATGAACAGAATGACTCGAGGTGGATTACGTTTGGGTCAATTAACTACCGTAGGTGGTTTAGCACACAATAATAAAACAGGTGTGAGCTTATCCATGTTCATTTCTGGATGTATTTTTAATAACCCTAAGAATCTTCAAACAGACCAAAAAAAGAAACCATTAATGCTATTGATTTCTTTTGAGGATGACATGCTTATCGTATTATTTAACCTTTATATTCTTTTAAAAGAAAACTTAGAGAATGTAAAGATTACAGATGAAGATAAACAACGACTTTCTTCTCGTGAAGCTGCTGAATATGTTTATAAAAAATTATCAGAAACAGGTTACGATATTAGGATCATTCGTGCTGACTCATCTACTTGGTCTTATGCAGAAATTCAAAGTTGTATATTGCAGTTTGAATCCCAAGGTTACGAAATCCATTTAACATTGATTGACTATCTTAACTTAGCAAACAAGAATGGCTTGTCTCATTCTCGTGCTGATGCGGATATTCAAGAACTGTTTAGAAGAACCAAAAACTTCTTCGCTGCAAAAAATATTGCATTACTCACACCTGTTCAATTATCTCCAGATGCCATGGAATTAAAACGTCAAGGCAATAAGATGCTAGCAATGCAAATCTCTGATGGTTCTTATTACGAGGGTTGTCGTGGTTTATCTCGTGAACCTGAATTGGAATTGTTTGTAGATATTGTAAAAGATAATGGACGTAAATATCAGACATTTGCACGTGGTAAACACCGTGGTCAGAATGACACTCCAGAAGAACATAAATTCTTTATTCTGGAATTCCAAAAGATTGGTGGTTTAAGATGGGATGTCAATGGGACGGATACTTCATTATCTAAATTTGGATCTGTTCGAAATGCAGAAGGGGAAGAAGAAGGAGCATTCTGGGATATTGGAAATTAATTTAAGTTAGTACTATATGAAATAGAATCGATCTACTCATTTTACCTCGGAGCGGATTTTGTTAATGATTTTTATTTCATAAATACTTTCCTTTAACAGAGTTTGATTGGCTTTACTCTCCTGTGGCTGAATAGGCCACAGGAGGGGATAAGTCATTTTGTTTGAATGAATATTATTTACAATAAAATGGTGTAATAAAATGTCTATACTAAATTTGTTAAGAGGATTAAATGTAGAAGTCGATCCTGTCCATAATAAGGTAGAAATTACCGGATTAAGATTCTTGTATGTTTGTCGAGATCTAGAGAAATATATTGGTGCTAAGATGCTTTATAGTATCTTAGACAATGTGAGTTATTCTCGTTTAGTTTTCAGTATGTTTTACTTGCCTGATTTTTATCATGCGATTAATACTTTGCTAACTGATCCTAAGTTTAAAAGAAGAATTAGATCAGGACGAGAGTTATTAGCAATCAGAACAGAATTAGAAAAGATTCCACTCATTGCTAATATTAAAATTATTAATGAAACTGAGCCTAATGCAATTCCTAAATTAGATAAATCTAAATTAAATAGGATTTTTAATAATATTAAACTATTTGATTATCAAGATAAATTTATTGATGATTGTGTTTGGAAAAGTAAACTATTAGGTCTTAATGGTTATTTGTTGGATGCTGGACCTGGATTGGGTAAAACTCTGACTTCGATATCATTAATGGAAATACTGGGTGTAGACACTATTATTGTCGTTTGTCCTAAGAAAGCAGTTAATGACGTATGGGATGAAACAATCACTAGGATCTACAAAGAACCACAACCTTACTCGATGTCATTGCCTATATTGCACGGCCCTAGTAAACCAGCTGGATTTGATATTAATGATCGTTTTATTGTTTGTCATTACGAGTCCTTAGGAAAGTTAAATGATTATTTAAATTCTATTAAAATTCCTAATAAAAGATATTCTGTGGTGTTGGATGAATCGCATGCATTAAATTCACATAATTCAGAACGATCTATTCAGTTTAGAGAATTGGTTTCTAAGATAGATCCAGTCTTCTGTCTTTGGATGTCAGGTACTCCGATTAAAGCATTAGGTACTGAAACCATGACGATGTTTGCTACGATTGATAGATTATTCGATAAAAGTGTCTATAAGTCATTCTTAAAGGTATTTGGTATCTCTGGTGTTTATGCTATTTCTGTAATGACTCATCGTTTACAATTAGTAAGATCCGAGATTAAAACACAAGGTTCTGGTGTAGAACAATTTACCCACAAAGTAAAAGTAACATTACAAAACGGTGCCGACTATACTCTAAAAACCATATCGAATAAGATGATCGATTATGTAAAAGAAAGAAAAGAATATTATCAAAAGAATGCTAAGAAATACGAAGATGATTTCTTTGGTTCGATAGAAGTCTATCGTAGTCGTGTCGTTAAAGGAAGAGGAGATACTAGTTTCTTTAGAGCTGACTTAGAAGATTACTTATCTAAAGCAAAAACATTACATAATGGTTATTCTCCTACAGATCCTAAGCACAAGCAATATGTATTAGATTGTAACCATTACGAGGATAAAGTAATCATCCCAAGATTACCTAATGATGTTAAGAAAGTATTTAGAAAAGCTAAATCTGTTTATAAATACGTAGAGCTTACGATAATGGGTGAAGCTTTAGGTAATATCTTAGGTAAGGCTCGTTCTCGTTGTAATGCCGATATGGTTAAGCAGTTAGTAACAGATGCTAAAGTAATTTCTGAAGATGGAGAAATCTATCAGTCTAACTTACCTGATCTAATCTTGAATGCTCAAGCCAAAACGATTATCTTTACAGATTACGTAGAAGTAGTAAAAGAAACAGAATACCAATTAAAACTAAAAGGTTTTAAACCGATTAGTATATTTGGTGAAACTACTTCTGGTAATGGTTTAGCACTTCAGACTAAGATCTTTAAAGAAGACAGTGAGATTAATCCGCTTATTACGACTTACAAAACCTTATCAGAAGCAGTGCCTTTAACTGAAGCCAATCGAGTGATATTCTTAAACTTACCCTTTAGGTCAGGCACGTACGAACAAGCTGTAAAACGAGCTAATCGTATTGGTCAAACGCTAGATGTAGATTTATTTGAAGTAACTCTAGATACTGGAGAAGAACCTAATATCTCTACTCGTAACGAAGACATCTTAAAATGGTCAGAAGAACAAGTAGCTTTAATCTTAGGTAAGAAATTACCAGAAGAGAATAAAGAGATATTACATGGATTGATTGAAACTTCTATTATAGAAGATAAAATTAAAACAGGTATCGATACAGTTACTAGAGTAGCTTCTAAATTCTTAGATTGGTAAAACTAAAAAAAAAATAACCAACACCTCTTATATTTTGAAGAAGTGTTGGTTAGCCTATTTAAAACTATTAGTTCTGGCCTAATAGTTTTACAGCAACCAGTAAAATGATTGCTGCCATAATTACCATGATCAGCATTATTGATTTTTCTACTAGATCTTTATCTGATTCCAGCAGAATTTTCAGTACTGTAATGGTAAAGGAAAAGATAGCTGACAAGATAGCCATGCTTCTTCTTCTTTCTGACAAACCTAATAATCTTTTATTCAGGATGATTTACAAACCGTAACCTAGGGATAAGGCTAGGCTCTACCTGAATAGAAGAGATTGACAGAGTGGTTTGTCTTATTTTTGGCTCTGTCGTTAATAGGTATTTTCTACTCTCCACCTTCCTGGGGTGGAGAGTAGGAGTACTTCTTATTTTTTGCTATTGAACAAAATGTTACCGCCTTTAACGGGTTCGATAGATTCAATAGTAGAAACGAGTTCGCCTTTTTCATTGATGAAATGACGAACAGTCAACAAGAGAATAATACTGCGTAATTCAGATACTGTTACTTTGTCTTCTGAGTTATTACGTTCGATAGAGTATTCGTTAAGTAAAGAGATCTCGATGTTTTCAACAACATACTCACCCACTTTGTTTTGGTTATATTTGTTAATTTCCAATAACCAATGCTGTGTACCAAATACACCAAATGAGAACTTACGACTGTTTAAGAAGTTCACCAACAGTTGGCGAGTGTAGTTGGTACCTTCTAAGAACATACCAATACTTTGTTGATCATTGTTGATGCCATGATCTGACTTTTTAACCGTAAGATGTTTTAAGATCAGTCGTTTGATGATTTGGTTGTTTCGGATGTTTGGCGTATGAATTGCGGAGTAATACATCTTAGCCAGAAAATCAGCCGTGAAGTAAATAATCCCAATCAGTGACATTACAGAGATAGTTACGATAATCATTTTTTCCATTTTAAAATTTCCTTGTTTAGTTAGATAAAAAAGAATAATAAGATTTAAATTTAAAATCCTATTACACTTAAATGATATAGATTTAAAATAATATAGAAATACTCTACTACCCGATTAAGGTAGTAGAGTATTAATATACTAATTAACTTCGTTTCTTACAATGGTAATTAATAATCGCAGAAGGATGATTAAATTCACCTTGCAGTTGGTTATGGTTGAATAAGAAGAACATTTCGTCTTCATCACTATCAACCTTAGATACCATGGCTTTAGTACTGAAAGAACTAGCCTTACAATAACTCAATACAAACAAAGGAAGACCATCGTGGAATGCTGCATGGCTTACTGTTGGTTTGTTAATCAACAAGCGATCTTTGACGTGTTGGTATTCTTCCAACTTATTAACTACTTCATGATAAGTTTTCTTACCTTTAAAACAAATCTCAACTGAATGATCAGTATCCATGATGTTAGTGCTATAGTTACGTACTTTGCAATTACGCAATACAGTAATCACGTCAGTATTGAGTTTACTAACAGATTGTACATCATCACCATTAACATCAATGACTTTACCTACCACAACTTTACCATTAATAGCTATAGGACGAGAATAGAACGGAATATTGCTGTTATAGATAAATGACACACCATTCAAGTTAACGTAATCGATCGTACGCAAATTAAAGTTATCACGAGCCAGTTGAAGATAGTGATTCAATTCAACAGCAAAACTACCAGGTGTCAAGAATTCTTTGATAGAATCAATGTGTTCTTTCAAATCGTCTGACAAAGTAACCACATCCATGTATTGTTTAATGTCGACGTCTTTAGCCACGTAAAATACTGAAGTCAGTACATTAAGGTTTTTACTGATGAACTCTTCCACTACGGCAGGAGGAAGGAAACGATGACTGTTAGGAGTATTAGTCCAAACCAACATACGGAAGTATGCGGTACTGTCTTCTTCTACTGCCATCATTACTGGTTCAACGTGACAAGGTTTAATACCTTCTTCAACAATTTGTCCACGAATTTCATTAACAAATCCTTCAACGACTTCAGGATTTTTCGCACGATCTTTAAAGTTGTTCACTTTGAAATCGTACACAAAGAAATCACCATTGTAGAAAGGTTTATAACTGTTATAAGCAGTCAATTCTTCAACGATGTCTTCTTTATTAAATTCATTGAACTTATGGATATGTTTACCATAGTTGTCTTCTGAAGCAAGATATTCTTTGTTAATGATGTAACCGATAGTAGTACTACCAATAGCCATAGTAGTAATTGGAGAATGTACCTTACCTTCTATATCGTTATAACGAGCAAAGTATTCGTAATCCAGACGATTCAAGTCAACAGCAATCAAAGACAGATTACCACCTTGTTTATTGGCATTATCGACAATATGCTTAGCGATACGATAATCAACAAAGCCAACAATGATTTCTTTGCCATCAGTATCATCAGAAACGAAACCATACACAAAGTTATTTTGATTAGGTTGGTAATCGTAAGGATATGCATTTTCTTGAGTCGCAATGATGCCAAAGTTTTTATCTAAAACGATGGAACCGAAATTACCAATTGCGATTGTTTTGTAACCTTTCTCTTGTACTTCATGAATTACTTTCATGTATACTGCGGCAGAGAATTCATGAGGGCCACAAGCGAGATGCTGTGCTTGTTCGTTATAGGGTACTTGAACAGACTGTGCGATATAATTGTAAGAAATACCCAAGATACCTGAAAACATGTATGGGTGTGAAGTCAGGTTAGTCAGTTGTTTTGGATCTTTATAATCAATAGAACCATTTTCTCCAAACAACACTTCCAAGATTTCATCGCACTGTTTATCTACAGCGCTTTTAGCTGTTTCATTTAGCTGATTGTATTTTTCAAGTAAGTCAAATGACATTTTAAATTTCCTTTTAAAGATTAGTCGTTAATGAATTTAGTCTAGAAATCTAGACTGTTGGTTAGTTCTACCATATCAATATTGATTAGGTAAAGTTATTTTTAAATATAGAAACTACTCTCCTCTACCTTAATTGGCAGAGGAGAGAGTGATTACTGATTTTCTTTTTCTTTTCGCTCTTGACGAAATCGTTCCAGCATAAACCAGATACGTCGTGAGCGATTAGTTCTTGCTTGGCGTTTGAATCGAGGTTTTCTCATCAGTGTCCTTTTCTTTTGTTAGGATGGCGTTCGCATTACGAACACATGCTTGTAAAGATCGCAAGTGTTCTGAGCAATATGCGAGTTCAGTCTTAGCACCAGTATAAGCCAGTGCCAGATCACGATTGGTTTCTAGGTGATACTTTTTATCAGTACAAACCTGAGTGAGGTCACATTCAATAGGGATGGGTGAAAATACTTTCACTTCTTTTGTTACTGGAGTACAGGCAACGAGTATCAAACTCAGTAATGGTAAATATTTCATTTTGCTTTTTTCCTATTTAAAAGTTCTTTAGTTTCTGGAGAAATAGGGGTATTAGCCCAAGGGTCTTTATCTAAAACATTAACCAAAGCCTTAGTGTGTTCATTTGCAGACTTTTCTATTTCTGCAATCTTCGCTTGATGATCGAAAATAGATTGTTTGTAATTGGTAATGAGTTGATCTTGAGTGGCTGCTTTTTCTTCAAGCAGCTTAATCTGTTCTTCTTTACCTTTTAACTCAACATTAACAACCTCAAGCTTATGGTTTAGTTCCTCATTACGCTTACTGATAATATCTATTCTATAAAGCATTAATAGAATAAACATCACCAATATTAATTTAGCATTTGAGAAAACATACTTATTTAAAAAACCATAAACTGCATCAAAGATACCCATGTAGAAATTCCTTTCTGTATTTAAAAATATATCTAAAACTCATATACTTTATTTACAGAAAAGAATCCCTAATCCCTCTATCTAGATTAAATTAGACTTTCGGTAATAAATTTCGGTAATAGAGATGAACAGCATTATCACCTAGACCCACTACCTTATCAACAGAGTGTTCTGGTTTTAGATGATTAATATTACCACACCATCCATAATCATCAAAGAATCTCAATGTGTCAACATCGTAAGGAGTACCATCTTCTGAATTATCTACCAGTAACAGCGATCTATCATTTTCGTCAGTAAGGATGGAAACCGATAAACCATATTGGTTATTGATAAATCTTGCAGTACGAATGTAGTAGATCAGAGAGTAGTATGCTTTACCAATTGAACATTCTTGATCGCATCCTTTTCTAACGAATTCAGCAAACTTCTCAGAAAGATCCCAAACATAGATTGCTTTAATTTCATCACTTGGGAATTTACCAAAGTAATACTCACGCATGAAGTCTTTAAAGATTTCTATGTTGACCAAATTACGACCACCGGCAGATACCAGATTAGTACCATTTTTAGTAATGACTAAATAACCACTAACATCCTTACGATTGGTGTAGAAGTTGGTGTGGATCACTCCTTTACTTGTTTTCTTGAAACGACCAGCGTAATAGCAGTAATCCCAATCATCGGTTTTCTGAAGAGAAATTTCATCACTAAACTTAATGATATCTCCATTCTCACATTCCGACAAATCAATCACAACTTCATTATCCAACCGATCGTCATTAACAAAACCCACACCATAGTTGCTTACAGCAAATGGATTTAGATAGTTGTTTAAATCGTAATAGACCAGAGTTTGTTTTGTACCGTAGAATTCTTCAGTCTTTCTTCGGAAACTTTCTGCTTCTGGAAGAGAGTCAAAAATCGGAAATACTTTTTGTTCCGGTTTTTCGATTACACCAAATACATGATTCGATGCTTCTTTGTACGGATCGAAGGCTACTACTGACCATCCTCCTGTCGAAGAAGCAATGACATCACTTTCGTTTTCAAAACCGATCACCAAGAAATTACTTCCTGTAGCTATTGGGTTCTTAAAACCTCTTTCAGACATATCTCTTGCGAATTGTCTGATCGCGATTTCAAAATCCAATAAAGCGAAATTTACAATATTGGAATCTGGAAAAGCTTTGAGGATTGAAATCAGACTAATGTAATGGAAACGCCATACTTTGTTGGATACTTTATCAGTGATGTCGTTCTTTGTGAAAACTTTGTTTTCTTCATCGATAGTGAAGAGAGATTCGATGATTTTACGTAAAGTTTTAGCTGAGTAAATTTTATTCATTGAAAATTCCTTTTTAGTTAGTTTATAGAGTTTTAGACTATTTAATGATTTCACCAAATCGCATATAACGCACAGTATCAAAAGCTAAATATACATGTGGGTCATTGCTAAGTACTCTCTCTTGCTCCAGATTAAGCACAGACGGCCGACAAACTTCGATGTAAGGGATATACTCACCTTGACTCCATTCGCCCGCATTCTGCGAGATATACTTATTGTGGATGGTTTTAAATTCAGCTTCTTTGATAGAATCTATAACCAACACATCGATCGGGATACCATTAACATCCTTGATTGTTTTAATAGATACTTTATTTAGTATCGGTAAGGTTGTTGGATCTATTGTGTAGAATTCAGTAAACTCAAGTGAGGGTAAAGTAAATGGGTAAATGTTTAGTCTATTCTTAGAATAACAAACGGTTACCGAATAGGGTTTAAATGGATTGATGTCTAATCCAAATTCTTTTTGGATTAAGTTTTTGATGATATCTACAGATACCTGACTAAGTAGAAATGATACATGATCGATTACCTGAACATCTTTTCTTAATGCAAAAGGATGTTTCAAGATCTCGGGTAGAATTAAATCATTCATCTTTACTCTCCACTGCTTTATTGAATTCCAAACAATCTTCATCAGTATTGTTATTTTTCATGCAGTAATTGCGTAATAGATTACATGACACAGTATGATTATCTTTACAGAGATAACCAGCATCTTCTGTAATCTGTACATTAACAATTGTTTCTGGCTTTGGTTCTTCTGTAGGTACAGGTTGTTTAGTAACACAACCTACAACAAACAAAGAAAATAAAATAGCTAATTTTTTCATGGGTAATTCCTTTTTAAGTTAGATAAAATAAACAGAGTTTAAGCTCTTCATTTAAATAATATAGGTTTGAAATAATATAAATAATAAACACTACAGTACCTTTTGGTACTGTAGTGTCTAGTATCAAGTTCTTTTGAAAGTAACTCTCATACGGTAATCAATATAATCATCATCAGGATAACTAATTTCATACTCGTAATCAGTAATAGGTAGTTTGTTATTATTGAGATACTTAGGATCATTAATCCGGTTATCCGACTTATAGTATTTCTGATGATAACCTACAACCATAAACGAGTCTTCAATGGTGTACCATTTATCGGTATAGTGTGTAATTTGATCATCACTAGCCGTAAGTGTAGCACCAAATAATCGATTAATCAAAGGTTCGTCAAACCCATAGGCGATTAAGTCATTACGGATAACATTACGAAGCATTCTCATGAATCCATTAACTTTCGCATAATCGAATAAACGATGGAACCTACGAGAGGTAGCCAATACTCTTAGATTAGGAAGTATGGTCTGATCTTCAAATACAAAAATCAACTCATTATCGGAAGTGTGATTTTTCTCAATTTTAAACACAATTCTTTCAAGAGATGGGTTATTTCGATAATGAGACCTGCGCCAATTATCATCAGTAGTTAAAACGAACTTATCTCCTTCTTTAACAAGAGTCTCATCACCTACATGATTTTCAATTATCGTGTGGAAGACTTCACTGAGTTTTAATTTCAGAATATTGATCTTATACTTTTTAGTAGTACTGACTACTAATTGAGTTACTTCATTACTTACATTGCTATAAGTATCATCAGACCTATTGACAGTCAGAATATCTTCTAATCTATTCTTAGTTACTAATCGAGTTAAATTCTCTTTCTTAAGATCAGAGAATTTTTGGTCTTTGTAGGGTTTACCAATACCTAATAAAGTAGTTTTGAAATCTGCTTTTTCTCCAGTAGGGTTCAACAGGTAGAAAGACGGAGGAGTCTTGTCTAATGTATTAGGATCTACATATACATCATATATTGCTAAAGGTGTACTATAAATAGTACCATCAATCCTTTGTTTATAAGGAATCACAAGTACATCCACATCCCTAGTAACATCGCCAGTAGTAATCGGTATTCTTACCGTTTGTTTCACGTCACTATTAACCCATTTAGCTCCAGGGATACCTAATGCAGAAATCACATAAACCTCTGGTTCAAAGATCGGTTCATTTGTTTTATCGATTTGTACTTTTAAAGGATATTTCTTTTTACCATAATAACACGGAGATGCTAAGTGAGGAATAACTTCTATTTCAGTATAAGCTTCATTTACATTTACTCTAAATGGATATTTAGTATCTTGAGATAGCTTATCACTTTCATTAACCATTGCTGCTAAGTTTTTTAAGTCTTCTGCTTTCTTGTCTCTATTTAAAGGCTTTCTTACAGACTCATCGTAATTGAAAACATACCCACGATCATTATTCCAACCAGTAGGCATTCGATTATATACACTGGATGCAAAAGTTTTCTTTTCTTTACGATGAGTTGGAGAACCGTGAATTAAGTGCATTTGAATTTGCGTATTATACGATTCACCATTAACAGTATTATCTTCTTCAAGAATAGAGATGGATTCAAAATCTCTTCTTCTATCCGCACCGATGCCTGCATCTTCCAATAGTTTATTTAAATTCTCAGTCTGGGTAAGACGAGAATCTACCTTAATTCCCATATTGCTTTTCCTTTTGTTTAATAACGTAATCACAATAAATACACTCTACTCCAAAAAAGGAGTAGAGTGTAGTCATTTAGGCATATCTTAAAGAAATCAGAGAATAAGCACTGTTACCGCTATTACTGAATAAAACATTTTCTTTAACAAAATAAGTAATACCGATACCGTAACTTTTATCTTCAGTTAAATAACGGATACTTTCTTGAGTTTTTTCTAAATCAAGATACTTGTAAGGGAAGTCAGGAACATAACGTTTCATCAAGTTGGTAAACTCATCAATATCTGCATTTAACAATGCGTCAATAGAATAAGTTTCTCGATTAACGCCAGCCATTACTCGACCACCTGGCAAGAATGAATAAGAAGGAATCATCTCGTATTGAATAACGATATATTCTGTATATTCTCCACGAGGAATACCGACCATAAACACTCTATTAGAATATCGGTCTACTTTATATTCTAATTGTTTAGATGCAGTATTTTCAAGACGTACTGGGTTAACAATGTTTGTACTAACTTTCTCTACCTTATTAATAGTGTTATCTTCGATGTAAGGAATTTCATCCTCTACATCTAAAAGACCTTCTTTAACTAAGTAAGCTTTTACCAAAGAATCAAAGTAAGTAGCATCAGTTAACAGACGTTCTTTTTTCTCAGGCGTATTGTAAGTATCTTTACTTAACAAATTCACGACACGAACAGGCATACCTTTTTTAGCCACAAAGGTAATATCGTAATCAATAAACAAGCTATTCTTACGGATATTCGGATTACCATTATGGAAAGTAGTGAAACGTTCAGTAATCGTTTGCCATACATTAACATTACGAGCTGATTGCAAGATAATGCTTGCATCAGCAACAGAAACACCACGAGCTTTTAATTTTTCCAATGCATGATTACGCAAGATACGCATAAACTGATTGAATCGATCATAGTCGCCAAAAGTATTACGTGCAGTACGTGGACCTTTTGTATTGGTGTAATCAGTAATATTAGTAAACTCAATACCTAATTCATTATCAGGACTATCTACATGAAGTTTAAAACAAATCTTTTCTTCAGGATAACGAGTACGATAAGTTTCGTCCATGGTCATGATGTAAGAATTTGTTTCTTCAACATACTTAATCGGATCACCTTCTGAAATATCACTAATCAGTTGGTGATAGATGTCACGACATTTTGCTTTCAGTACGTTAAAACGATAATCATGTACGCCTTTATTAATAGAGATGACACTATTATCAGAAACATAACCACCTGACAATTTAGCATTAGTATAAGTCAAAATACTATTGTCATCTTCCATGTCTTTATAAAGAAGTTTCAGTGATTCTAAACGTTCTTCAGTTAATTCACCTTCAAGTGGTTTACTGATAGGCAATAAAGATTCGTAACTATTTTTTAACACTGGACGTGTAGTATCGGTGTACAACAAATGCGACTTAGTAGGGAAATCCAAACCTAAGTTCATTTTATACATGGTTCCGTCGATTTCTTCACGATAAGGCATGACCATAGCTTTAACAGTTTTGGTATGTCCTTCCTCATCTTGCAATTCCAAAGAAACGGTAGTATCCTTAGAACCATTTGTCCATTGGGCATGAGGAACAGCCATCGCAGAAACAACATAAGTTTCAGGTTCAAAGATTTTAATGGATCTTGGATCGGTAAGAATCTTCAAGCCATATTCTTTACCACCAATATAACAAGGTGAATCTAAATGTGGAATGACTTCGATGCGAGTATATTCTGGATTTACTTTAACTCGGAAAGGATATTTCTCATCTTGAGAAAAGAACGTACTGGCGTTAACCAAGTTAGTTAAAATACCTAAATCATCTTCACTACCGTCTTTTTTCAAAGGTGTGCCTAAAGCATTGTCGTAAGTAAATGCATATTCGTCATCACCCACCCAACCTACTCTTACTCGATTATAAGAAGTACTTACTGGTGGTCTAGCTACACCATCAATAGGCGTTAGATTAATAACCAGCTTGGTGTTGTAAGGTTTCTCATTAACCGTTTTGTCTTCAGGAACAATAGATACCGATTCAATGTTGCTTTGTTTCTCTTTAGATACCCCATTAATCTCTAATAACTTATTTAAGTTTTCAGACTGGGTAATCTTAATATCTATTCTTGTACTCATTATAAAGCTTTCTCTTAATCATCTACAAACAGAATAATAAAGATTTTATAAAATAACTAAGCTAGGTCCCAGTAAAGGAACCTAGCTTAATCATTAGGGTATCAATCTATTGCTAGATTACAGTTGTACCTCACCGAAGCCATCCAGGTCTTCAGCTACGCGGAATTTACCAACAGTAAAGTCAGCTACTACGTAAACCGCACCTTTGATGAAGTTTTCGTAACCAGAAGCAGCAGACACTTTGAAAGTGAAGCTGTCTTTATCGTATACGACACCACCTTCATCAGCATTTTGCAATTCTACTTTAAATGCTGGGTTGTCTTTAACGTAGTTAGTTTGGATCAGACGTTGCATTGCCGCTTTGATTGCTTCACGACCTTCTTCGGTATCAGGATTACCTACTTGAGGATAATCGGTACCGCGATCAGCCATTTCGTGATACAGAGTGTAGTCGTCTTCACCACCCAGATTAGTAGGGCTAGTACGTACAGTCCATTCTTCACGACCTTCAGAACCAGAAGTCAAGAAGTCGTTACCGATGGTTTTAGCAGACAGAGGAACAACGTAGAAACCAACGTTAGCTTCAACAGTAGTGTTGTCGTCATTCAAGTCAGCATTGGTTTCGTATTTAACCAATTGAGCAGCGTTAGTGATCAGTTCACTACCGAACTCATCAGCTTGAGTAACCACTTCAGCTTCTTTGAAAGTCAGTTTCTTAGCTTCAGCCAAGCGACCAGCGTGATCGGAATAAGCTTTAGAGAAGTAAGTCTCTTTCAGTTTATCCATATCGGTAACGTTAGCCAAGTCGATGCTTACACCGAATACTTGGTTAGGTTTTTGGTTACCGTAGTCTTTAGCAGTTTTGTCAGACAAGAAGATGTTAGACAAACGATCAGTAGGATTCAGATCAGCAGCTTTAGTTTCGAAAGCAGCGATAGGAGTGAAACCATCAACCAATGCGTGTGGAGTAACCAGTTTAGGGAAGATCACTACCTGATCACCACGAGTGGTGTCAGCACGTACACGCAATACCAATTTGTTATCAGCATTGGTTTTAGTGAAGCACAGATCGTTTTCGCCGAAAGAGTAGTTGAATTTGTTCAAACCATATTTCAGAGTACCTTCTTCACCTTCCAGAGTCAAAGTAACACCTTCGATTTGAGCATCCATGGTGTCTTGTTTGCCTGGAACGTAAGCCAAAAGTTTCTTAGCCAATTCATTAACATCAGCAGCTTCTGGCAGGAAACGACCGCCTTCAGAGAAGCTGTCAGTCAGTTTACGCATACCACGGCTAGCCAATGGGTCAATACGTTTGTAGTTGTGTTTCAGGATTTTAGCGAAAGTTGCTTTTTTCTCAGCACTTTCATCATTAGCAGCATTAGGTACAGAAGAAGCTTCTACACCTTCGTTAGTAATACGACCAGCCAAATCAGCGTCAGCTACACCAACGAACAATTCAGTAGAGCCTTGTTCGTCTAATTTTTGGTTAGTATAGACTTGCAGTTTTTCCAATTCACTACGAGGATAACCGCCATCTACCAGCAATTCTTTAACATTATCCAAACCTGACTTGGTGAAGTCTACTTTAATTTTATCAAAAGACATGTTGTTATTTCCTAATTTATAAGGATAGAATTAAGAATGTAGAGATTTAAAATTCAGGAAGTGAGCTAGCATCTCGTAAGATCATCGCTTCAAATCCATCCATATCCTCTCTAAGTGTTAGTTTTTCAGTTTTAGGTGGTACCAATGCTATATAAACTGGCCCACTCATAAACATATCGTTAGCGATACTGGTTTCTACTTTATAGGTTAAAGTAGAATCAGGATAACTAACACCATTACTTGGTTTCCGGACTAATCCAGAACCTTGTAAAGCTTGATTTACAAACTCAGAAAATTTATTAGAGTCTGCTACAGCGTTATATTTTCCTACTACATTAAATATAACAAAAGTACCGTTAGAGTTAGTATCTAGTCGATCAAATCTAAAACGATTTGTTTGATCAGATACGCTACCTAAATATTGGGCGACTTCTTTATCTACTAATGGAATCATGTAGACATTTACATCACCAGCAATATAAGGATGATTATCAGTAGGACTAACGTATTTAACCAGATTCAATAAGTTAGGCGTGTTTTCAACAATAACCGTTTTTGGGTATACAGCGGTTTTAGGAACCGCGCCTGCTCTGGTAAATGAATATTTGTCGCTAAAGAATTGTTGTTTACCTCGGCTATCAGAAAACATCACTTCTTTAACTTTATCGGTTACTAAACCAATCTCATTAGAAATAAGATCATTTAACTTAATTACTTTAGGCTGAATAATATTGCCTTTAGAAGTATAAGCTAAATCCGTTCCTTCGTAAGTCTTTTTAGGGATTTTAAACGAATCAGGATTAGGAAGATCAGTAATCGATAATTTTAGTAAAACACGCTTGCCAGAAGTTGCATCTGCACTCATGTTCAGTACAAACGATTCAGAACTAAAGTCTTTAAAACTCAGCATGTTGCTTAGAGAAACTCTAATTTTATTAGAACCGTATTGTACTAAACTGTTATCAATGCCTTGGATGGTTAGTTTATCATAGTCCTCAGGACGCAATACATTACTAAACCCAAGAGCTTGCATGATGTATCTAGTAGTGGAACCAAACCGATCAACACCATGATCGTACTCTACATCAGAGTCAATAACTGTCGCTTCTGATACAAAATGTTCATTAGCAGCTAGTCGTTTATAACGATGGTGAAATACTTTATTGCCTTCGGCTTCTGGAGTAAATGACTCCTGATGAGCATTACTGTATTGAGATGCAATAGATGCTGGTACTTCGATATAGACAGAGGCATTAAGACCAGTTGGTGTTTCACTAATGTCGACCGGACCTTGTTTTACTTTTAATTCAGAAACCCTATCGCTAGGATAACCGCAATCTACCAACAATAAGTTGAAGTTTTCGCGATCAGATAGCTTAGGGTTATATTTAATTTTAAAAGCCATGTTTATATCTTCTTATTTAAAGAAAGAATACATTACTGGAATGCTGTTGGCCATGGGTCATCTGTCAAGTAAGTGACAGTATCAATGCGTATATCGGCAATATCTTTCCTAGCGTCGGCTTGGTCAAAGAATTCAAATCGAAATTGATTTTTATCATGAATGCCACCTAATTTCCAAACACCATAAGCTTTATTGGTTAAGTCAGAATAAAACTGTCCAATTAAACTAGATGGAGAACGAAAACCAACAGGGATAAGATTCCAGCTAGGAGGACAGACATACGAGTGCCAGATTTTAGCACTTTTATTTGTTCTGGCAATATTACCAAAAGGGTTACCTTGCCAAGCCGTATTCTCTGGACCAATGATACTATACCAGTCATGCTGACCACCACCAAATTTCCAGGTTATACGGTCGTTAATCCGCCTAATCCAAACTTTAATGTTAGTACCACTCCTGTTGGTCGCTCTTGTTATTTCTACCCAGCCTGTGTCACCTTCAATTACTTTCCAACCGGTATTACCACCAGCAGTGGTTTTTACCCATTTATAAGCACCTAAGGTACGATTAGTATCGATGTAAGTAACGTCTTTATCGGCAACGACTTTTCCTTCAGGAGATCCAGTACCAGTAATAACTTTTGTAGCGCTAACTAATCTAGCTAGTTCTGCATCTTTTTCACCAAGATAACGAGCAAAATCTAGGAACAAGGTCTTTAATTTGGAATCCGCCATTTTAAAAACTCCTTTAATTACGAGTAGATAGGTTGTAGACATATATCTACTCGTAATCCTAGATATTAACTATTAACCACGAGCCGCGTTATATGCTTGTTTAAGAGCATCGAGAGACAAGTCAGTCACGTCGGTTTTCTTAGCGCTTTCTTCCAAGTTAGCCACTTTAGTAGTCAAAGCTTCCAAAGATGCTTTATTGGCTTTAGACAAAGTGTCGGCAGCTTCTGCTTTAGCAGCAGTTACTGGCAGTTGAGCCATGTTTTGTTCATTAGTTTCTGCTTTAGTTTTAGCCGCATTTGCAGTAGCTTCAGCCGCTGCAATTTTTTGGTTAGCAGTAGTTGCACCATCAGTCAGAGTTTGAATTTTAGTTTCGAGTTCAGAGAACTTAGACAAGATTGCTTGAGGAGTATTACCTTGAGCATCTTTCAAGTTTTTCAACTCAGCTACGATTTCACGAATAGTATCCAACTCTTCGTCTACCTCGCCACCCATTACAGTTTGGTGCAGGTTTTCGATCTTAGCTTTCAACTCTTCAAAGGTAGCTTTATCTTTCTCACCCAAGAAGGTAGCAAAGTCATTTAAAATATTTACCAAAACGTTTTCAGGAGAAGCCATTTCTTTAAATCCTTATTGAAATATTAAAATATAAAATCTCGAATATCAAGATATAAATTTATAATTATTGACGTGCGTTATTGTAGTTATCGCGCATACGGTCAAGTACGGACTCACCTTGTACTTCGCTAAAGCCTACAGTGTGGTCTTCGTCAGATACGACATCAGCAAAACCATTCAAGTTTTGTTGTACAGTAATCTTAGGTACGACTACTTCGTCTTCACCACTGTAAGTAACATAGGCGTGCAGTTCACCACCAACATAGTCGGCAATAGATGTAGCAGGCAGTACAGAGATTTCCAAACGATGGTTGGAAGCAGAATCACGTTCTACATCGATCAAGTCAGCATAAACACCAAAGAAACGTTTAATCAAAGAACGAGCAGCGTTAAACGCATCTTGTGCATTTTCATGTTTACCCAATTGGATATCGAAACGACAACCATCATTGGTGTCAGATGCCAGGATGAAAGATTTTACTTTAATACCGCTATCACGATATTTAGATTCTTGTTCTACATCCAATTCAAATTTACCAGAATCAGCAACCAGTTTGGAGATATCGGAAATACCGATCATCATGCGGATATTACCATATACCAAACCATCTTGGTCACGATCCATGTCTTTAGAAAGACGATACAGAACGGAAGACAAGTAATTGCGAGAAGCAGTTTTCTCGATCTCTTGCTCAGATGTTTTAGGATTGGCAAGCTCACCACGGAATGATGGATGACGAACGACATCTAAAGCCTTAGCTTTCATTTCGTCTTTAACTGCTTTAGCTTTAGTCGCACCGTAAGTTTCTACCAAGAAACGACTCAAGATTTTTTCATCAGTTTCTTTAGAGGTACGAGCAGGTACAATAGACAGTTCGTTATACAAGCCTTTGCTGACAACAGTATCTTCGGTAATGAATGGGTTAACGGTAGAAACCAGTTTTACCATTTGTTTATTCAAGTTAGCCAGATACTGAACTTTCAGAGTAGCAGTACCAGTAAAGCCCAAAGAATCACGACGAGCCGCGATGTCCAGTTTATTCGCACCGTACTTCAAAGCACCATCTTGCAGTTCGTAAGTCAAACGTTCACCAATGAAAGGATAACCCTCTTTAGTGAAACGATTTTTAACGTAAGTTACAACATCCATGTTATCCAGTTCTGTATCCAGAACAGTCATGGTTTTATTACGCCAATGATGAGGAATTGGAGTAGTACGGTTATAGAAGTGTACGTTGCTGTACTTACCAGTAAGTTTAGTCAGTTCACCAGAGTAGTTTACTTCTACTGCGGTATTACCTGATTTATTTTTGTACTCCGCATAACGATCGTCGCTAGACGGACGAACAGCAACAACTTCAATATCATCCAAGTATTCTTTAGGATAACCACAATCCATGAAAATTTGATTCAAGTTTTCACGAGGACTACGTGTAGCATAGTAATTAAATTGTTTATAGTCAGACATTTTAAGTAGCCTATGTATAAGATAAAATATTTTTAGGGTAAATCAACACAGTAAGATAATTCAGTTTGGTTTTTAGTAGGCCAAACATAATTTACTTTATTGTGTCTAAAAGTAACAATATCTGCTTTAGATAAAGCTTTTAAGAATCTAATCTGTTCTTCAGTAGGATTAGGATTGTCGTTGATTACAGGAACGTAATACAAACGTCCATTGATACCCATTGAAGAAAGATTGCTCTCTTCACCATCGATCGATAATCTAACTATAGACATCGCTCTCAAAGTATTTATTGTAAACTTCTTATTCCTACAAGTCAATACCAGAGCAACATGATCATCTTTACTTAGTTTGTATTTAATTCGATTGCCTTCTTTTTGCAAACGCTGCCATTTTACAGATACTGTTGAGGCCACATTGTCTCTGACAGATACTTCATGGATATAAAATACGTAAGCTAATAGAATAAGACTCAAAATACTTAAAAGTAAAAGTAATCCTGTTGTTAACTTGTTTTGTAAGAATATCTGTCTGAGGATTCTTCTCATTTAGATAACCTTAATATAACGTATAAATTAACGATAATTCAAATCATAAGAGTCAAAAATACCTACTACACTCACTACATGTTACTGTAGTGAGTGCAATAGATAAAATATAGTTTTCCTTAACCCTCTAGGGAGAAAGAAATAGGCTCATGACTTTGGTAGTCTAACAACTTGAAATCATCCACAGTGATTTCTCCAGAAACAATCTTTTCAATCGTTAAGTCTGGTCTAACATATAATTTAGGTAAAGGATAAGGTTCACGTTCTAACATCTCTTTTGCTTGATCTACATGAGATAAATACACGTGAGAATCATGAGCAGTATGACGATGAGACAGAGGCAATACTTTCAAAGCATTTGCAATCATTAGATTCAGCAATGCATATTGAGCAACATTATGCGGTTTACCTACCATGACATCGTTAGAACGCATCACAAGCATGGTTTCGATACCAAATTCATAAGGTTCAATATCGTAAAATGTTTCGAATGCATTAAACTGATCTTTTTGATACTGGATAGACAGTTCTTTTTGCTCTTTGGTTAAAGGACGCAATGAAACATAGAATACTTGATGGCAAGTATCCAAAGCCATATTACCTAGATTAACATTTTCAATAGGTGTCAGACTTTCATCTGGTCTTAAACCTAAAGCAATGTTAGACAAGTAATGACGGCGAGAAATAGTTTTAGTCTCAATATCCTTTTTAAGACTTTCTAAAACATTACTTACTTGATCCACATGAATAACAGAGACCATCGGGTCATTACTACTGCCTGCGTAGTCAAGATACAATTTTACCTCAGGTTTCTTACGCCAAAGCATTGGGTACATTGGTCCAATTGTATTGGTTTCTTTACTGGTCCATTTTTCCCAAAACGGAACATTATTTTCTTTTAAGAAAGATACATCGACTTCACCTTTCAAAAACCAAATCAATTCTAAGATGGTTTTATTCAACCATACTTTACGAGTAGTCAATAAAGGGAAATCACCATTAGACAATGGGTATTTTTCAGAAGTACCAATTAAAGAGATCATTCCTGTACCAGAACGATCATTTTCGATGGTTGTACCTTCTTCCAGAATATTTTTTAATGTATCTAAGTATTGTTTCATTTTACTTTCCTTTTAAAAACGGTAAAAAAGAAATAAGAGTATTCCTCTATAAAATAGAGGAATACTCGATTATTTTACTTATGTTACAATTTAACAGAAGAGAGACTGAACAAACGTACAGCAATGTGGTTGTATTCTTTAGTGTAAATATTTTTACGAGAGTATACCAAATAGAATACACGAACAATTTTACCATTCTTCTCAACGAATTCATGATGAACAGAGAAGTAAGCTTTATTATTCAGTTCTTCACGAATAATTTGGCTATATTCTGAAATTTCAGAATATACTTTCTTGTAGTTGATTTTCTCTAAAGTAATATTGCCATTGGTCAAACCATTAGCAATAAAAGAAATACCAGCACATACATCGTGCAGTTGTTGCTCTGTATAAGGAGCATCATCCATCAAATGTGGGAACAGTTTTGGATTCAGCAAATTAGTAGTGTATACTTTATCACCGAATTTCAATACTTTCAAATCAAACACTTCATTAGGATTGAGTTGTTTGGTTTTAGGCAGTTGAGAAGACAGTTTGAACATCAAATCCAAATTATCCATCAGTTTTACAGTTTCCTCAACAACATTAGAAATATTGTTGTTTTTTACCTGTTCGTATTTTTGATCCAAAGTCAAATTAGACTCTGGAGTTTCTTCACGAAGATAAACAGTAGATGGTTTATAATCTTCAGGAGCTTGCGCTACGGATTGTTTTTTATCCCGATGCGGTTTCCCGTGATGTTTGTGTTTTTTGAACTGGCTTGGTTTTTTGTGAGTTTCAGGAGTAAACATGGTATATAATAACCCTTATTAAGATTTAAAGGAAAAGAAAATTACTATGAACGACATATATTATTTAATGCCGTTCATAGTTAGAGTTATGTATACCTGTTACTCAATGATTATTATTCAGCGTCTAATAGACTACCGTTCTTTCTAAGACCTGAATATTCTCCATTACTTTTACGATAAGTTTCCCAGTAAGGGATATGAATAAAATATTCTTGAGTGATCTTTTTAGCTTTAATCTGATTCTGTAAGAAATTTAGATAGCATGTCGTATTACGCATACGCATTTCGTAAATCAGTTTCTCTAGTTCTTCATGTCCTTTTGTTTTCTCGATGATATCGAGTGTGTCTTGATAACCTACCAAAGCAGCGATCTCACGATATTCTTGTTCAGGTAAAGAATTCACATCAATTTTGTCCATAATCCATTTCCTTTTAATAACGATCAATTACAACACGACGAGTACCGTCGGTATTCTCACAAATTTTATAACTATAAATAAGTTTATCAGAAGCTTCTTTCTGAATATCTAGAAATACTTGGTATGATTTTTCATCACATTTTTCTAGTTCATCAATCACTTCTAAGAATTTATCTTTACCAAACTTATTATAAATTATAGATAATAATCTTTGGTATCCTAATAGTTTATCATTATCCATTTTGACTTCCTTTCTACTAAAGTTCAAATAAAGAATTAAACATAAATAAATTCTCTACTCCTTTTTACGGGAGTAGAGAATAATATTTCAAACATTATAAACAAGGTAGATCGTTCTCAGAACGGTCATGTACGGTTACTTTATACACGGTACCACTAGGGACACTAAATGAGAATGAAGAAGCTCGATTCAAAGCTTTAATAATGTCTTTACCATCACCTTCAGTAGTGTAATAAGTTTTATCATCTACAGTGATGTCTCTAACCATAACACCGTTAGAACGACCAAATACAAAATAAGCACCTGTATCGAATTTTACTAGTTTTGAATCTTTAGCATCACAACGATAACTAAAATAACGTTGATAACCTTTAGCTGTTTTCTGCAAACCATACAGACCAACAATCAAGTCACCATTTGTCTCTTTAGTAAGTCCAAATGCCGCATCAATGATAATGGGTTGTTCTTCTTTAGGTAATTTAGGTGTAGGTGTAGGAGGAGGCGGTGGCGCAATCTCAACCGGGCTTTCCAAGACATCTTTACCATCAGGAATCCCTGTTGCCGCTGGCGTGCTTAGATTATTCTCTAAAGTAGGAATGCTGGTTTTATCCCGTTTAGCATTTTCTAACTCTACAGCAACACGTTTATCATTTATTGAAAAATGATATGCGATAAAAACAACAGTACCAATTAACACTAGGCCAAATAAAATACTTAAGCCTTGTTTGAGTTTAACTCTCATTTTATTTAGTTATCCTTATTCTTTTTAATATTACTCCGGATTAATGATTCGCCCATTAGGATTAATCACATTACCATTAGCATCATCTACCTCTTCTACAAAATCAAACCCACCAGAGTTATGGGTAATGATCAGAGGAGTTTGTTCTTCTTTAGGCTCTTCAGCATTACAACAGCAATGATGGTGATTGTGCGTTGGTTTAGGACGACATTCTACTTGCTTAGGTTCTTGCTCTTTAAAGCCCCAATACTCTTTATTGAAATATTGAGTATTACCATCATTGTCTTGATATTGGAAAGCACGAACAGAAAGCAATTCTTGCAAGTAATTACGTTTACCATTTAAACCCAACGACATAAAGTAAGATTTGTTTACCAAGATCTGTACTTTGTCAGAAGAGACAGTATAAGATGGACCACCTACCGCTACCGTAACCATTGCGGTGTCAGTAGAATAGTTTTGCCAACTTTTAATAGTAGAAGAATTAATTTCTTCAGCAACAAATCGAAAACCTGAACGTGTTGCTTTTACTGAATTAAAATAAACTTCAGTATTGTCGTATACTTTACGACGGAAACTATTGTCCTGAGAAGGAGCATCTTTCAGAAGTAAAGATTTCAAAGTATGTAAAAGTTGATCCACTGTTTGTACTGGACAAGGAGAACCTGCCAATACTGCCATTCCATCTTCAGACATATACCAAGAAGGACGACAAATAGAATCGTACAGCAACTTATCTTTAGGGAGTTCTTCAAGATCTCGAATTAATCGATAAAGTTCCATTGAGAATATTCCTTTAGTCTTTAATAATAAATCAAAAAAAAAGAGTATCGATTATTTACCGATACTCTTTTTGTAATTTCTCATAGGACTATAGATCAGTCACCTTATATTGTTCTTTATTATTCAAGATATCAATAATGTTATTAACTGTTTGTTCTACTGAAACAGTCGGTAAAACAAAATAATCGTAGATATCTGGATTGAAATAAGAACAGTCTTCGGAGAACTTAACCATATAGTGGTGGTATTTGTTACGCATGATCTGATCAAACTCTAAAGAAGTTTTATCAAACTCTTTATCGGACTCATCATTAGGTGTAACATTACCAGAACGACGCTTACGTTCTTCTAAAGGACATTCTAAGAAGAATGGCAATACTGGAGCTTGTGTTAAAGCAACCCAGTTTAAGAAGTCGTGAGCAGAATGTAGGCGAGAGAGTGCCGTGATTAAGACATCGCGTTCGTGAGAACGATCTAAACGGAATTGGTATTTCTTAGGATTTTTCACCATGTCAATAATATCGACAGGTCCATATGCAAAAGAAGAACCAATAAAACGATCAACAATAATAGTCACATCTTGGTCAAAGAAATTAACCATGTCTACTAATGCTTTTAATTGAGTGGTTTTGCTAGAAACAATACTAGCTACTTCCATAACGAGAGCCAAGTAAGGTGCATCAACACCATCCTTATTAAGATTAATATAGTCTTCAGCCGTCATTTGTTTAGAAAAATTATTTTTCTTTACACCGCTACGAAGACGATCAAAAGAATTAGCAACACTTTTCTTAGCTTGTTGGAGAACTTCTAAGGAAACTTTCGTGTTGTTAATAATGTAAGCATCCTTTTCAGGATTCAAAGCATCGATCTTAGAAATGAAGTATTCTTCAATCTCTTCAAGATCTTTGCTATTAGGGGTATTCAATACCAGCACTTTGTGATCAAACTTATTCTTCAGTTCGTTGATCACAGTTGTTTTACCACTGTGGGACAAGCCTTCCATGATAATCAGTTGTTTCAGCATATTATGTTTCCTTTTCTTAAGATAAACTAAAAAATAATAGACTACTCCTTTTTAGGGGAGTAGTCTACCGAGCCGTGATCAGTAAACCAAATCACAAATATTACCATTACGGAAATACTTCTCAGAAGCCGGATCTGAGATTACTGCCGGAATACTATAACGATAGGTATAGGTATTTTCGAGGATGTGTTTGTTAATAGCATTTTCTTCAAACAAACTCATCACTTCATCACGATAAGTATTAGGATCTTTTGCGTAACTACCATACACAGCATCGTGATGAGATAAGTCCGTTACATTTTCTGTAAAGGAGATACCTTGTACTGCCAGTCGGTTACCCAACTCACCATTTACCAATCGACGAGGATCAGTGTAGGTGATCGGAATGCCAGTGGTATCGTCAGTAATACCACCAACGTTCACATCGGCGATCAAGTTGTAGTTTACATCCACATATCGTTTAAAACCGGCAGTAGTTGTGTTACTGATACGGTTACCCAATTTGTCAAATGTAGGATGTTTTTCAGGTTTCGTTACGATATTACGACGCAAGTAATCACCATTGTTAGTGATTACAAACTCGTAAGGATGGCTCTTACTGTAGCGGGTCTCGAAACCTGTTGAGTAAATAGCAAATCCACTACCAAGTGAACCACCACCGCAAGAATACAAAAGACGGAATGGTTCGCCAGAATCATTCTTACCATTGTAAATCCACGTTGGACCGAACTTCTGTACGGCATCGTAAGCTTCTTGATCGCGGGTACCAGCTGAGTGGAATTCCCAGCCGTTGTTGAACACCTCGTCGAATTGTTGGCTAGTTTTCTCTGGATCGCCATAACCCAGATCTTCTGGAGCCATCTCTGGGGTTTCTGAAGCCATTGCTTCGCTAGCGGTTACAGTTGCACCTACAGCGGAAGCTGCTTGAACAGCTTCTTTAGCTTCTTTACTTTCACAAGCAGTTAACATAGAAGCGGCGATCAGAAGAGTGATGATAGATTTTTTCATTTTGAATTTCCTTTAAAAAAGATAGATTAAATAAATGTTTTTCTATCCCTAAGTTTTATTTACCTAGGGATAGAGATGGTTTAATTATAAGAACTGATCATTCAGTCCTTTATGTTCAGACTGTTCAGGCTCACTTAACATCTTCGAAGCCTGGCTAATCTTGTATTCCAGAAACTGGATTCTTTCTTCCAGTTCTTTAACACGATCCTTAGCAATCGACTGACCCATTACAATTGGATGGGGTTCTTTTGCTAATGGTAATACATCGACGAGCGTAGCACCGATGTAATTACAAATCTGGTAAACCAGATCAATGGATATCAGGTAAGTACGGAAGCTGTGATGTCCTGGACTAAGAATATTTGAGAGCATTGCCTGCTTCAGACCTAAGTGGTCTGAAATCTCTTTCAAACGGATTCCTTTGTCCATAATAATATTTTTCAAGTTAGTCTTCAATTCTGCATTGTATTTGTAGAGGTCGAGATTTTTT